TATCCGAAGCCAAGATCATTGTCAAGGTTTGTTCATACCAAAGAGTTCCATTTCCTTTATTCACTCGGATTGGTGCAGTGTAACTTGATAAGTTTGATTTTAACTTATATAAGAATACTTCACCAGTTACAGTCAGAGCAGTGATCTCGTTATCAACAATTGTGGATGCAGAAACATTTCCCAAAGGAAACAACATAACAGATTTGATACCACCTTTTCCATTGGTACATGTTCTGTCATTGTATCCGGTTGTCATATTACAAGCCATTGTTCTTAGTTTTTTTAATGTTATTAAATAGGGAGGAGTTACCCCCTCCCGTTATTATTTATTAGTTTGGAGATCCAGTTCCATTCCATACTCCGATCTGATCCAAGAAAGGTACTTGAACACCAGCTCTGAACTTAGAACGTAAATAGATTACATCATCATCTTGAGAATACCACAAATCAAAGTTTTCAAAGTCAGATGATAAGTCAGTACCAAATACAAAGTGAGAAGCTCTACCAGTGTATATGTTATCAAGACCATTCAATCCATTAACTTTAACAATTCTCATGTTTGTTCCTGGTAAAACAAGCTCATTCAAGTCACCAATGTTTGATGGATTGTAGTGGAATAAATTATCATCAACTAAATTCTTAGTCAAGTAGTTGAAATTCTCACGTCCAGTGAAACAAATGAAGTCACCAGCCTCAGCAACATTTGCTGGAGTCTCAATGAAACAATTGTAAAATACATCAAATGCATTAGATGCAGAGATTGATGCAACAGATGTAGTGTTCAAATTAACACAACCATTTGCAGTCGTTAAGAATTGACGGAATCCATTCATCTTAGCCAAGTTACCAGATCCAGAAACTTTGTTTCCTTTCCAGATTAATTTGTCCAATTCAAATGAATGTAACTGCAATAAATAGCTGATGATTTGTTGCTCAAATGGAAGAGTCTTATCTTCTGCAGATGCACCTGGACGCAATCCTAACTGAGTCCAAAAACCATCAAGATCTTTTTGACAGAAAGATTTCATATATCCAAGAGTCTCAACTGCAATTGCACGATCAGTGAATACAGTGTCTCCATCTGGAGTCATTGTACAATCACCATCCTGGTAAACAATTGAATCATCCATTAATTTCAATTCTTGAGATCCTTTGATCCCTTGCTGAATTGTTACATATTGTAATGTGCGAGCTTCAGTAACTGACTTAACAATTAAGTCCTCTCTTTGCTCATCAACATAAGCGGCAAGACCAGAAACATCCCAGTCAAACTTGCCTTTAAGATACTTTTTTAATGACATTTTTATTAGATTTTATTACGTTTCAAAAACATTTGTCTGGCTGTCAAGTTGCCAACTTTGCTGAATTTCTCAGCTTCTTTGGTTTCCACAGATGGTTGAGCTTTGAAAGCCTCGAATTCACTTTTCAATGAACTCAACTCATTAACCAATGTTGCGTTATTTTCTGCAATAGCCTTAGTCATTTCTGCTAAGCCTTCGACAGCTTTTGAGAATGCCTCAAGTTTTGCATTTACAATTGATTCAACTTGCTCTGCACTCATTGACTCAGCACTTGTTTCCTCAACAGCAACCTCTCCATCTCCTTCATTTTCTCTCTCATCAATTATGTCTGTGATGATACCTTCTGCATCAACAACAATTGATACACCGGCAAGCTCACCAGATAATGCATGAGTTCCTTCTGGAGCTGGAATCATTTCGCCATCAGCAACAACAAATACTGGCATGCCAACCTCAAGAGCTTCATACTCTATCACAGTTGTGCCATCAGCCAAAGTTGCTTGTTCAAATCTTTCAACGCTTTTTGAGAATTGTGCTTTCATTTCAGCAATCAATTCCTTAATAGTTTGTAATTCTTTGTTCATGTTTATTATAATTTATTGTTCGAAAATACCTAACTCTTTGAGCTTAGCCTCTGCCCATCTCTTTCCAGCAAGACCTCCCCATAATAAATATGAGATTGTTCCACATGCTGAATTGTCATCTGGATTATAATACTCCTCTGCTCTTGACAGATATGAATACATCCTCTTGATGATGGCCACTGAGACAGTTTGCTTGTTTGCCAAAGTCGTTGCTCTTAAGCGGCCCACTCTGGTGGCACATTTATTTCCATACTTTTGGTTGAGCTCAATTCCTTTCTTGGCATTGTTGCTCACAGCTTCTGGATAGTCATTGTAAAATCTTATGTATTCCTGGACTGATTTCAGCTCTTGATAAATGTAAGCGAATTCATGCTCCCATCCTTTGCCAGTCTCAAGCAATTGGAATACTCCCTCAATTGAGAAGCCAGTAAACATTCCAGACTTGGCTGCCTCATATACATCTTTATTGGTTACCTTGTAACTCACAATCCATGATCCATCATTTTCTTTGTTGAATCTTTCTGGAGCTGTGAATCCTTTTGCCTCATCAATGATGTAACTCATGATCATATAGATCCCATCAACCACTCTCTTGCTGTCATGCTCAAGATTTACATTGTTGAAATTATCTCTGCGAGCATAGTCAAATACAATATCCTTGATTGCTTGCTTTGAAAAGTTCACATAATACTCTTCATTAGTCTGAGGATCTCTTCGATATATGGGAGTATCTGCAGATATAGCGACTCCAGTGATGACTTGCTCCTCATCATTGAATTGATAAGCAATTTTTTTGCTGAATGTCTCAAATGATTTCTCATGTGCTGGATTGGCTACCAATGAATTGAATGATACTGTTGTTTCTGGATCATCAAGATCAATCACAATATCATAAAGAGGTAATTCTCTAATCATAAATATTATGTAAATTTGTTCGAAATGGTTTTTGTTTATCCATACCACAGCAAGTCTGAGTCTGACTTTGAAATCAACCAATCAATCAGATGGTTGAGATTAATATATCCAGATGCTGAGATATGGACCATTGGCAAATCTGTTGCTGGAGCCAATAATCTGCCATGCAATCAACACAATAATATCAGAGGATGTGATGTGACAAATAGGATTCTGACTTTTGCCAGGAACATTGGAGGTGATTTCATCTATATGAACAAAGATTTTTTCATTACAAAGATATGGCAACCTCATGTGGCCATAAACATGGGATCAATCATTGTTAATCCAGAACATCCTCCACATACTCAGATTGCTCAACAAAATACTTTAGAATTCTTAAAACATAACAGCTTTACTGCGTACAATTATGAGACACATACTCCAGTTATGATGAACAGCAAAAAGCTGATTGATCTATTTGACAACATTAATTGGCAGAATGACAACCATTTCATCAAATCAATTTATTGCAATGTTTATAAAGTACCATCAAAGGAAGGATTTAATTGCAAGGTATCTGTGCCATCCATTGACAAAGCAAAGGAATTCATTGCACTCCAGGGATGTTTCTCAACTGGTGATGGTTTCTGGAATCAATCCAGATCTAATTGGATTAAAATGTACTCTTAGCCTCTTGCACCTCAACCTTATTTTGAGTGCCAGTTATATCAGACTCAAGGACCACAACTTGACTGACTGGAACATTGCCTCCTTGACCTTGTCCTAATGTTGTCAGATCTGTTTGCTGTGCATTTGTGTTGGCTGTGAATGAACTTGCACCGGCACCAGCTTGACCTCCTCCTCCTCCAGTTGATAATTGTGGTGGAGTTGGTGCAGTTCCTGACTGATATTTTTGATTCATAACAGCCAAGGCTTGAGTCAATCCAATAAGACCAGCACTTGCAATGGCAGCAATACCAGCTGGAGATGGTGGTGGACCAAACTGAGCAATCCCCTTAACAATTGCACTGGCTGTGTCGATAGCAATCTGTGCAAGCTTCAATGCTTTATCTCTGTTGAATTGAGCTTTCTTGATTTTCTCTTCCTCCTCATAGGCTTTGAGTTGGACATCATATTTTTGCTTAGCAAATTTTTCCTCAATCTGTTTTTTCTGATCAGCCGTTAATCCTTCTTGATTCAATTCAGCTTGTAACTTAGCATCCAAGTTTGCAAGATCTGCATCTCTATTCTCTGCAATCTTATTCAACCTGGCTTGATCAATTTCATTCATCAAAGCATTCAAATCCTTCAATTGATTCAATGCCTCTTGAGCTCCCTCAATTGCTTGAGTCACTCCTTTAAGCTGCTCCTCTCTTGATTTGATTGCATTCTCTTTCTCCATATCAGAATACTTCTTATCAATCTCAGCTTTTTTCTTTTTATATTTTTCAGTTAAAATATTCTCTTTGTCAAGATATTCCTCCTCATCAATGAGACCAGCTTTCAAAGCATCCAATGCAATGTCTTTCTCACTTTCGTAAGTAGCTTTCAAATCCATTAATTCATTGTCCTTATCTGAATTGAAAAGCCTTGTATATTTTTCTCTGATCTCTCTCTTTTTAGCTTCTGTCTCAGCCAATTTTGCAAGCTCAATATCAGAATATTTTTTTATCAAATCAGCTTTGTCAATCTGAAACTGCATCTCAACTTGAGCCTCAAGTTGTTTATCTCCATGAGCTTGTTCAAGTCTTTTGTCTGATTGGATGACAAGCTCTTGTAATTCTTTCTCAAATCCAGCTTGCATCAATTCCATTGAAAGAGCAAAGCGATCATCCTCTGCTTTTATTCTTTCTTCATTAGCTTTTTTCTCAGCCTCTGCAATAGCTTTTAATCTATTGAGTTCCTCTTCTTTTTCTTTCTCTCTTCTGGCTTTCCTTTTTTCAGCGGCAGCTTTTGCAGCATCCTCTCTTTTTTTCTCTGCATCCTTATTGGCATCATCTCGTTTCTTTTGCTCTTCAATTTCAAGGATGGTTAAATCTTGAGAGTTCTTTTTATTTTCTTTGTATTGTTCATAAGATGCTCTCTTTGTATCTTTAAGTGACTTCTCTAATTTTTTAGCTCGATCACTATCTGCATCTCCTAATGACTTAAGTAATGCAAGCTCTTCCTCATAAGCTGCAATCTTTTGTTTTTGCATTTGAAAAATTGCTCTACCAGATTTTAATGCAGCCTTAAGTTTCTTTTCCTCCATTTCCTCTGTAGTCTTTCCAGCGGCTTCAGCCTTTCTGATTTCAAAGGATAGATTATCATCAACAGCTTTTGCTTTCTTTTTCTCAGCTGCAATCTTTTTGTTCATCTCTTTTTCTGTGGCATCTGTCTTTGCCTTTGCATTGGCTTTCATCTTTGCTGTCTGAGCATCATCAATGACTCCAAAATATTCAAGAGCTTTGACAATTCCATAAATAGCTCCGACAAATATTAACAAAGGACCACTTACCAATCCTAAAATAACTGCAGAAAGAATTTTTATTTTTGGTCCAAGCTTATCAAACCAATTATAAGCTTTGGTAACCGCTGCAGATACCTTATCAAAATTTGCAATCAATAAACCAATACCAACAACAATGGCACCAATACCAGTTGAAATCAATGCTAATCTAAACAATTTCATTGCTGTTGTTGCTCCTCCAGTTGCTGTGGCAAGTCCAACATTTGCACCAGTCTGAGCTTGTGTAGCCGCAACTCCAGCCAATGCTGGAGCAATACTGCCAGTCATTATGAAATTCTTAGCTTTCTCAAGTCCATTTCTTAATTGCAATCCAAGGATTGACTCCTTGTTAAGATTATTTGCTATGATTGAAACTGAGTTGACAAGTCCCTGGACAGCTTGCAATTTAACCATTGTTTGAACAAGAGCCTCATTCTCAACACCAGCCAATGCAGCTGCAGATTGAATTCCTTGGAATGCAGCTGCTCCAGTCTCAACTCCTTGCAAGGTAGTATCCAATCCAACAAAGTCAGATGACAATGCCATTGTCTGAGCCTTGAGATCACCAATCTCATCTTTTAATCCAGCCGCATTTGAAATGGCTTGCTTTCCAATTGGACTCTCAGCTCCAGCTCTTGCCGCTAAATTCTGATATTCCTTCATGAGCTTAGTCATCTCACGCATTGAGAGACCACCATCCTCAAGTCTCTGATTA